GAGGAAACCCCTTTGAAGGAGTCATGCAGAATATGAAACTATATAATAGGGTATTAACTCCTGGAGAGGCATCCAAAATATCGAGGTTAAACAAATGAAATTCATAAATAAAAACGAACCAACTCAGGTAAGAATTCAAGAGGGAGTAGATAATTCAGGCCAAGGTAAATTCAGATGGAGATGTGTTAAAACTGGTGAAACAATTGAACTGGATGAGAAAGTCGGAGTAAGATATGGTTTTACAAGGGAAGTCACTAAAGGAAAGATTGGAAATACTCCAGTTGAAACAAAACAACTTTCTGTACCACAAAAAGCAGTACAAAACACTCCTGATGATCTATTTATGAAAGAATTAATAGCAATTAAAGGAATTGGGAAATATACTGCTGAAGATATTGTAACTTGGGGAACAAAAGAAAAGCTAATTGAGAATATCCAACAAAATAAAAAACTCCCTTTTAGAGATGATATCTCACAAAAGCTGGAGGGGAAATATGGTAAAAACTAAGATGAATGGTGGATGTTCTTACGGGAAGGTTTCGAGAAATATGCTTGAAAATTTAAAAGAATCAATGGACAAAGGATTCAAAGGGTTTAATAAAAGATTAGAGAAAATAGATGAAACCCAAACAGAATTATTTAATCATCAATCAAGTAGGTTGCCAATGTGGGTAACTATTTTATTTACAATTGGAGGAAGTATATTGACTGGGCTTATTGTCTGGGCAATAACAAGTTAAAATGGCATACATAACAATTGCAAGCGTGAGAAGAACATCTGGAATCGGAAGCTCGGAAATTTCAGATGCAGATGTAAAAGCTATTATTGATGAATGTGAGCCACAAGTAGCAAGATATTATAATACTTCTTTTACTCCAAAAGAAATTATTGAAGAGAGAGATGGAAATGAAACTTTAAGATTAGTTCTAAGAAGAAATCCTGTTTTGACTGTGAGAGATCTTTATATTGATGGAACTCAGGAAGATGCTGCAAATTTAAATGTTTATAAAAGTTCAGGAAAGATTGAATTAAATGATAATGCAACAGTAAGTACTTTCAAATCAGGATCTAAAAAGATTGTTATAAAATATCATTATGGAAGATTGGTGGAGAGTTCAACTTCAACAGCAACTACTGCTGCATCAACTGCAAGCACAAGTGTTTCTTTAGCTGTTTCTAGTATTACAGATTTTGTAGATGAAGATTGGTGTGAGATTTATGGAATGGATGGATATAGAGAACTTTTTCAAATAAGCGGAACTCCATCAGGAACAACAATTGTTGCAGATCAATTAGTTAAAACTCATTTGTCTGGAAGTGTGGTTGTTAAATTAGAAATAAGTGATATTTTTACAAAGTTGATGAATATTTTTTGTGCACTTGGAATGGTTGCAAGGATTGTAGGGCAATCTTATACAGATATTGTAGGATACAATCTTGGGGAAATGAGAGTGCAAAAAGGGGAGCCATACACTCAGTGGAGAGAAACTGCTGTTCAATTAATTAAAGAGAGGGATAAGATTATGGCCACACTAAGGCCTAGTCCTATTGTAATTTAGATGAAAAAAATAGTATTAATAGTATTAATAGTATTAATTGGATTAATAGGATTAGTTTGTGCAGATTGGACTCCTCAAGATGATATAAACTTAAGAAATATTTATCAGATTATAAATGCAACAAATGTTAGTGTGGAATATCTTTGTGAAACTAACGGAACTTGCTATAATCTTTCGCAGTTTTTAGCTAGTGGAGGTGGAGGAGGAACAACTTATTATGCTGGAGGAGATTATATTTATTTGAATGGATCTAATTATTTTCTCTTTAATGACACTTTAAATAATGCTACAATTTTAGCAATTGCAAATGCAAATGATGCTGATACTACTTATACAGTTTTATCAAATTTCACAAATGATGTGGGATATGTAACAAATTCAACAGTTAACAAAACAACTAGTTGGGAAGATTTAATTGACTATCCAGTTGCTTGCCCTGAAGGAACTTATTTGACTGAGTTAGGTGATGCGGTCATTTGTACATCAATATCATCAGCGTCTTATGATAATTTAACTGTCGATAATTTAAATTTAGTTTCATTAATTATTGGAGGGAAAATTTATAGCGAAAATCATACAATAGAAAATAATTATAATTTTATATCCACTTCATTACAAAATGATATCTCTCCAGCTGAACAGGGACTTGCAAGTTTTTCAACACAAGTTTATAATCAAACTTGGATAGATTTTGATGGGTCAAATGACTATGTTCAAATACCAGATAAAGATGAATTAAGTTTTAATCAAAGTGGAAATGTTTCATATACTATTTCATTTTGGATGAATCCAGCAACCATAGATTTTGAAGGTACTACTGCTTCTGGATATAAAGAAATTATGGGGAAAGGAACAACAGGAGATCATGAATTTACTTGGAGATTTTTTAATTCAAGCATGCCCAGAGCTGGAGAAATTCAATTTGTTCCTCAAAGTTTGACTGGATCTTCTGCTAGTACAACAAGGAATGGTGAAAGTTTATCTGCAGACCAATGGTATCATGTTGTTGGGACTATAAATAATACATATGTTTCGATATATGTAGATGGAGTTTTGAAAGATAGTGATGATTATACGATAAGTTTATTGCCAGGAAGTGAGCCAGTTAGAATAGGAACAAAAACAGCGACTGGAACAAGCTTTTTTAATGGCTCAATGGACAATATAATTTTTTGGAATAAAACATTAGATCCAAAATTGATAAGAAGAATGTTTAATGAAAGTGATTTGGGTAGTGGGCTTGGAAGAGGAATCCCAGTTCTAAGTTATCATATGGTCAGAGATACAGATATTATATCAACTGTTACGACAATTTCCGATTTTAATGAAACGATGCAGTGGATTTATAATAATGGTTTTACAACAATAACCTATGATGATTATTATAATTGGAGACAAGGTACTTACTTGCTTCCAGAAAAGCCTATCTTAATAGTTTTTGATGATGGTAGTATTACGGTTTATGATAACGCTAAGCCTATTATGGATAGTTTGGATCAAGTTGGAACTATGTTTATAATTACGAATAGAACAAATAATCCTGATGATTTTGCTTATACACAAAATTGGACTCAAACACAAGAAATGCTAGACGATGGTTGGCAAATTGGTTCCCATACAAATACCCATTGCAACATGATAACAAATTGCAACACTACTCAAAATTGGATCGATGAATTTAATATTAGTAAAGAATTATTAATTGAAAATTTAGGAATAACTCCAACAACTTTTGTTTATCCTTATTCTTCAAATAATGATTCTTCCGACGATTTATGTGCGGAATATTATACTATGTGTCATGGTTATGGTTCGACGGACATAGACACGACATATCAAACATATCTTTTCAAAAATGCAAACTTAACGCATGAATCAGGATCCCCAATAGGATTAAAGAGAAATAGTATATTCAACACCACAACACCACAACAGATAATAAATTTAATTGATTTCGATAATGGGATTGTTGCAAGATGGAAATTAGATGAGGGAACAGGATCAACTGTTTATGATATATCTGGAAATTCAATTAATGGAACAACAGCAGGGGCAACATGGAAGGATGATGGGATATGGGCAGATTTGCTCGAGGGAATTGATTATTCAATAAATAAAATCACAGGGGCCTGGAATTTATTAAACCAGCATTTAGACAGGACAGGGGTGAACATCAGCTATAATTATAATGACTTGGATGTTTCTTTTGGATCAGGAATTTCAAGTTTAATTTTTAGTCCTTATCATTATTATTCTCAAGATGTCTGGCCAGAAAATCAAACTTATTCAATTGGAGCTTTCAACATTACAAATAACGGGACAGGAATTGCAAGCACTATTGGGATAAAAGTAAATGATACTCAAACAGGTTGGACTATGGAATGCAACAATGCAACAACAGAATCATGGATTAATTTAAATACAACATATCAGACTATCTATTCAGGGCTAGCTATTAATGAAAGTTTTCAAACTTGGTGTCGTATGGATTTAAATAATCCTTCAAGTGCCTGGAATGCTCAAGTCTTGTTTAATATAACAAATTAAAATGGTAGAAAAATCAAAAACATTTACTGCAGAAATGCCTACTAAGAAAGTAGGAAACTTAGCAACTGCTCGAACAGATATCCAAACAATAATTAGAGATCAAGGAATAACAGCTGTGTTAATTAGGCAAACAGAAACAACAGACACAATGGGAGGAGTAAGTGATGTTTCAGAAAAGCAATATAATATTTATGCCTTAATTCAAGACATAACTCATAAGGACAGGCAAATCCATGAGATGGGTTTGGCAATTCCAGGAAACGCAAAAGGTTTTTTTTATCATGAATATTCAGAGGATATCACAAAAGCAGGCGAGAGTGTAGTCGTTAAGGCAGGAGATATAATTCAAGATTCAGATTATAAACAGTGGAGAGTCGAGCAGATAGTCGCAGAACGTAAATTTGAGGGCCAAGAGGTATTTAGAACTGCAGTGCTTAAAAAAATAGATCTTAATCAATAAAAATGAAAATAAAATTTAGTGTAAACTCAAAATTAGATAAGGAAAAAACAGTCGAACAAGCAAAGCTAGTTCTGTTTAAATCTATGGTTAAGATGCATGAGCTTGCGACTATTAACTGTCCAGTAGACACAGGAATTTTAAGATTTTCAATCAAGCTTTTTCCATCAGTGCCAGGAGCAAAATCTTATATTTTGGCAGATGGGGTTGAATATGGAATTGATGTAGAATATGGAACAAGCCCTCATTATGTAAGCGCGAAACATCTTTTAAGGTGGGCAAAATTAACACTTGGAGATGAAAAAGCAGCTTATGCAGTTGCGAAGAAGATTGCAATGAAGGGAACAGAAGCACAACCTTTTTTCCGTCCCGCAATGGACCAAGTAAAGCAAATATGGATTAAACGTTATTGGGAAAGAGATTTATCTAAATAGAAGGTTTTAAAAAAGGGTGAGCATTAATTCTTTTATGAGAGTTGCATGGAATAAGGGATTAACTAAAGAAGATCCAAGAGTGAGAAAATATCATGAAAAAGCAGTTAAGACAAGATTAAAAAAAGGAAATTATAAAGCAAATTCTGGAACTTTTAAGAAAGGTCAAACAAGAGCACATTATCCAAAAGGAAGAAAAAATCCTAAATTGTCAGAAGTCAGAAAAGAGATGTTTAAAGAAGGATTATTAGATCATTCTAATAAGAAAAATCCTTGTTGGAAGGCAGATCATGTCGGAAGAACTGCATTGCATGAATGGATAGCAAAAAATAAACAAAAACCAAAATTATGTGGAAGATGCAATAAAAAAAGAAAACTTGAACTTTCAAGTAATGATCATAATTATACAAGAAATATAAAAGATTGGGAATGGCTTTGTAGAAGTTGTCATAGAAGAAAAGATTTAAAATAATTCTATTAAATAACAATATTTAAATAATCCGAAGGATTTAAATTATTAACATGATCCCCAGTGATGCTAAGGTGTCGCTGGATGATATATTCCAAGAGGAATCAAATGGTATTTATTTCACCCAAAAACATAGTTGTAGATTTTTTAAGAAAAAGATTGACTGACCCTAGAAGTAGGGCTGAGACTTCTCAAACAGAAGAATTTAATGGTGGAGGAAAAACTTTCTCATTAACACCAACTTCCGGAACAATGTCCTGTGTCATTTCTGTCACCGTTAATAATGTAACACAAACAAAATGGAAACATTATTGGATTGATTTTCAAAATCAAAAAGTTATTTTTTATTCAAATACTGCGAGTGGAACAAATAATGTTGATATTACTTACAAGAGAGGAAATTCAAATTGGATTTATCCGGACAAAGCAAAAGAAACATTGAGTAGAACAAGTTTTCCAAGAATTAATGTTTTGATTGTTGGAGGGACTGGTGCAAGGTTAGGCCAATATAATTCTAATGTAGAATCAGTGATTCATTTTCAAATAGATATTTGGACAAAAGAAAATCAACCTCAAACAATCAGTTCAGTAGTTTACGAAGGAGATAAACTCGCAGAATATATCGCTTATGAAATTACAAAATATTTCAGAGCAAATGTGGATGATTTACATCCAGCACTTTACAATTATACTTTACTCGGTACACCAAGAGATCTTGGGTTTAATCAGGAGATGGGGTGCTTTCACAAAATTGTGGAAGTAGAACTAAAAGGGATTGATGTATCTGAGGGAGAATAATTAAATTACAGGAGGCTAAAAATGACAGAATATTTATTAGGGAAAAGAGAACAAATTGCGATGTGTGAAGAAGACACCTGGGCAGCTTTGGGCGCGAAGACAATGGCAGATGATGGATTCCAAGTTGGAAAAAATACAACTATCGAACCAGACTTTTCAAAGAATTGGCAAGAGATCTTAGGAGCTGGAGTTGATAGTAGGGATATTGATTCTTTAGAAGTAGGGCCAGAGTCTTACAGATTCACGTTGACTTTTAATCCAACAAATTGGAAGTTCATAAGATATTGTGCGCATGGGACTGTAACAAATACAAGTACAGCACCAACAGTTCATACTTTCACAGCGACGGATGTTGTAAAATCTTTCACTCTTGAATGGGCTAAAAGAGCAACAACAACAGATCATGTGATCACTTTGACAGGATGCATAATCACAAATTGGGCGATTAATTTTTCAAAAGGTCTTGGAGCAACAGAAGGATTTGTGACAGTAGTTGCAGAATGTATTGCAAAGAGTGCAGTTGCAGGAGCAAGCACAACAACAGTTGCAGCAAACACAGATGATGCTTTTCAATTCAGAATGGCGAAGTTTACTTATGCAGGATCAGAAGTTGTTGAAGTAAATAATGGAGAATTAACTTGCGATAATGGGATTGATGAAAATGATTCAAGATATGCAAATTCAACATTAGATCAAGCAATTGGTGAACCGATTCCAAAAGTTAGAAGATATACATGCAGATTTAATATCAATCAAAAAGGTGATACTTATTATGATGACTGGGAAGATCAAGTTGTAGTTCCAAGTACAAATACTTTGATATTGACAAGAGGATCAGGACCAGCAGATGATATAACTTTCACATTTACAAGTTTGTATTTGCAGTCAGCAACAAGCCCAACAAATATTGAGGGAGTAACAAATGTTGATTTAGTTGGAACAATTAAGTCAGTTGCAATTGTTGCGAATGATGCGCTTATTGATTATTAAATTATAGGAGGTTAAAAAAAATGCATGAAGAAGACTTCGTGAAAGAAGAATTAATAGAGTTTGAAATAGAAGGGAAAAAGTTTAAATTTAGACCGATCACTGCGAATGATGAATTGAATTGGGCTGATGAATATGTTGAAGTTGTTGATGGAAAAGCAAGACAAAGTTTGAGCAAACTTACACAATGTAAAATTAGAAATTTAGTTGAAGTTCCTTATGACCAAGAGGCCATAAATAAAGTGCTTGGAATTGAAAAAGAATGGAAAGATTTAAACAAAGAAGAAAGATGGAAACTTATAGGAAAACTCAAAC